GCGTTGAAATCAAAACCACTCGTGCTATCGCTCCGCAGATTCTTAGGCATCGTTCATTCAGTTTCCAAGAGTTCAGCCAAAGGTATGCATCGGTCGCTACAACGCCTATTCTGGGCGATATGCGGCTTGCAGGTACAACCAACCGCCAAAGCTCCCAACTGTTGCCAGAATGGAAAGAGTTGGATGAGAACCTACAGGATGCTATTGATCGGGCATCGCTTGCCGTAGAGGGGTCTTACTACGCATACAACAGGATGATTGATGCTGGCATTGCTGCGGAGACTGCAAGGATGGTTTTGCCTTTATGCACTCCGACCACGATGTATATGAGCGGCACGGTTAGGTCTTGGATCCATTACGTGCAGCTTAGGACGCAGGAAGATACGCAGTTAGAACATAGGCAGATTGCAAAGTCCATCAAAGCCTTGATGGCTGAACACCTGCCGATAACAATGGGAGTAATAGGATGAGATTTGGAGATGTAATACAAGACTTGATGGAGGGTGGCAGTAAAGCCGTGTTGCGTAGCGAATGGAGAGGAGCCGTATTCCTGCGGTATAGCGAGTTGTGGAATATCTTTGAACTGCATGGCCCAGCGGGAAGGGTTACACAGTTGGAAGAACTTAGCCTTTCACCCGGTGACCTGTTCGCTACTGATTGGGATGTTGTCAGGCTTGATCCGCGTACCGGGGAGGTAGCCAAATGATAGACCAGATAATCATCTTAGACGCTGTTATTGGTTTAGTTACGCTCTTGATGTTTGGCAGCGTTATCAATAGGAATCTAGGCTATTTGTCGGCACAGATTGATTCCATTGAATCTGACAATCGGAAAATCAAAAGCGATATTGAGCAGATGAAAAAGGCCACTCAAGACAATGCATTCAAAGAACTGCAACCGAAGTATCTTGACCCAGAGGCTTTGTATAGATCTCATGGAGGGCAACTTAGATGAAGTTTGAGTATGCCCTTCCTGCAATGCGCAAAGGTTATGTAATCGGCATCCATTACCCAATCAACGGTGTAACTACTTGGTACAGCAAGTGCCCTATACATCCACATGATGTTTACGTGCATGGCTTCTCACAACCTAAGGACATGATCGGGCAGTTTCCAAGTTCCGATGTCATGCGGGATGATTGGGTTGTAGGTGTACAGGTAACCGCTGAACCTGAACAAGGTAAGTGGTGTGACAATAACCCCTTGTGGCTTGACATAGATGGCACACCAACCGTTGAGGAAATCCATGAAGCGGCAGAAACAGCAATGGCACTAAGGCAGGAAAGGCTAAGCAAATGATGCTATTTACTCTCGGCGTCCTGCTTGGTGCGGGATGCTTGGCGGTATACAACGAGATGTATACACGGTGGCTATACGCTGATGTCAAGAGACGGGCGAAACAGCAAGGCATCAGTGAGCGTCAGATGAAAGATGCCCTCGTATGGGCAGCGACAGAAGAAATCGAGGAGAGCCTAAATGCCAGCACAACCCGGAGCAGGTAGACCAACTAAGTACAGCCCAGATGTTGTACAACGACTAACAGACGCTCTGCGAGGTGGTAACACCCGCAGGGCTTCCTGTGCTGCTGCTGGTATCTCACAAGAAACATTGGCTAGATGGTTAGCCGAAAATGTTGATTTTAGGGATGCAGTAGAAAAAGCAGAGGGTGAAGCTGAACTCCGCAACCTCGCAGTTATCCAAGATGCCACTAAAACAACATGGCAGGCTGCTGCATGGTGGCTTGAACGTAAGCACAAGCAGGAGTGGTCTAGCAGGGTAGAACAGACCGGCGCAGACGGTTCACCTGTCAAGGTAATCGTGGAGTACGCTGATGGTAAAGATTAGTTTTCATGGGGTCATTCCTACACGTGCTACCAAGTACTCGGCTGGTTACGATCTACGCTCACCCGGTGACATCACAATCCCCGTTGGGGCTACTGTAGGCGTTGACACAGGCACCTACGTATCTATGCCTGTTGACCTTTGCGCTTTGGTCTGTAGCCGGTCTGGTCTAGCCTTGCGTGGTCTTGCTGTTGCCAACGCTCCCGGCATTATTGATGCTGACTACACCGACACCATCAAGGTGTTACTGCATAACAGGACACAAGGTGATTGGATTATTGAGGCAGGAGACCGCATAGCGCAGTTGGTTTTTACGCCTTTCGTGGTTGGTGATGATGTCCCAGCAGATGAGCGCACAGGCGGGTTAGGTAGTACTGGTGCCTGACATTCGATTGGTTCTCCCTCGACCACATGAAGGACAAAAGGTAATACTGGCACAGGCAAGGCGATACAACGTCCTTGCCTGTGGCTGAGTAGGTCGAAGATTCGGAAAAACTACACTCGGTGGGAATCTGCTGAGTGACCCTGTTCTAAAAGATGCTTTGCCATGCGCTTGGTTTGCTCCTACCTACCGCTTGCTGGAAGAGGCATACAACGATCATAAGAGGATTTATTCCCCTGTAATCCGGCGAGCTGTGCAGACACCTGCACCACGTATTGAACTGATTACCGGAGCAGCGATTGACTACTGGACGCTTGATGACCCTTCTACCGTTGCCCGTGGAAGAAAGTACAAGCGGGTCATCATTGATGAAGCCGCCATGGCAAGACATCTAGAACAAGCCTGGACTGAAGCCATACGCCCAACACTGACGGACTACAAGGGCGATGCATTCTTCCTGAGTACTCCTAAAGGCTCTAACTACTTCAAGACCCTATACGGCATGGCTGGTCAAGATGATGACTGGATGGCATGGCAGATGCCTACAACCGCTAACCCTTGGATAGATCCTACGGAAGTAGACAAGGCTGGTGAGTCACTGCCATCGATCGCGTTTCGACAAGAGTACCTAGCCGAGTTCGTGGATGCCGCTGGCGCACGAATCAAGCGGGAGTGGTTGCGCTATGGTGACTGTCCAGAAGGCTTGCCGACTTATATCGGGGTTGACCTTGCTATCTCTACAAAGTCTGAAGCCGACTATACAGGCGTTGCGGTAGTAAGCCGTGGTGACGATGGCACGATCTACGTTAGAGACATCAACCGTACCCGCGCTGACTTTGCTTCCGTGCTACGCTTCATTGAGGCTATGGCGGATAAGTGGAAGCCCACCATGATCGGCATTGAGCAGGTGCAGTATCAGGCGGCTGTAGTGCAGGAGCTTCTACGACGTACGAAACTGCCTATACGAGGGATACGCCCGGACCGTGACAAAGTGACCCGCTTTGCGCCTTTAGAAGCGCGCTACGAGCAATCACAGGTCATGCATTGCCAAGGGCTCCCGGCTTACTTTGAGGATGAGTTACTATCCTTCCCTGTTGGTAGGCATGATGACGTGGTGGATGCTCTGGCTTATGCTTGGCAGGTGTGCGGATCTAAGCGTGGCTGGGGTGCAGTGTAGTCCTGTGGGATACTGTGGATATGGGTATCTTTGACCGTTTCCTTGGACGCAAAGCAGCTGCGAACCCTACCGCAATGCTTCCGCTCCCATTATCCCAGTCTCGTGATGTCTACCTAACCGGATACGGCTCTGGTCAGTTGCAGACATTACTACGCCGAGCATTACCGGGTAGCACCAAAGACTGGGCAAGGATAGCAGGAGACTTAGGGCTAAACGGTGTCGTGGCTTCTGCCATGGACTGGTACATCAGGAACTGGGCACAGGCTACGCCAGAGGTCATGCGTAAAGTCGATATGCAACAAGCAGAGCCTATCGAGCATCCAGCCCTTCAGCTCATCGCACAACCTGATCCGCTGGTTATGGGGTCTTTGTTCTGGGCATGGGTTGTGCAGGATTATAAACTATTCGGCAATACCTACATCCGAAAGATACGCTCATCCACTCGTGGTACTGTCACCGCTTTGCAGTTTCTACCGCAGGACATGGTACGCCCTGTAGGTAACGGAACGAACCCGCTAACCCATTACGTGTACACCACTGATGGTCGTTCTTTCGACATCCCGGTATCTGACATCATCCACATCCGGTACGGCAGGGAGCCTAGCGATATTCGCCTTGGACGTTCCCCGGTGACCGCTGTACTGCGTGAGATTGCTACCGACAATACTGCATCCACGACAGCCTGGGGATTGCTTGCTAACGGTGCTATGCCATCGCTTATCGTTGGACCAGATGCCAAGGATGCAAGCGTTGACCTGAGCATGGATGATGCACGGCAGGTCAAGCGTCAACTGCATGAAGACCTAAGCGGTGATGGTTCCGGTGGCATCGTTGTCATGACTGGACCTTACAAGATGGATCGTGTTAGCCTTACACCATCTGAGCTTGCATTAGATTCCGTGAGACGTGTACCGGAGGAGCGTATCTGTTCGGCTCTTGGCATCAACCCTATGGTGCTGGGTCTAGGCTCTGGTCTTGAGCGTAGCACCTATGCTAACTACGAGAGGGCTCAACAAGCTGCGTGGGAAGATGGCATGGTGCCTCTACTGCGTACCATCTCTGACGCTTTGACGGCTGACCTTTTGCCAGAGTACCCAGAGACGCAGGAAGGCGATTACATCGTCTTCAATGTTGACAATGTACGTGCGCTGGCTGATGACTTATCAGCTGAAGCCGATCGTGCAGAGAAGTTGTACAAGGCTGGAATCATTGATCGGGCTGAAGCCAAGCGCATAGCCGGGCTGGAAGCCGTGCCGGAAGATGAAGGTGTGTTGCATCCATCCGCTATCAGTGTTCAGGCTGGTACAAGTGCATCCCTAGCAGAGACAACCAACGCAGCTGGTATCCTTATCCGCTCTGGCTATGACCCGGGTAGCGTTACCAACTTCCTAAACCTGCCAGTACAGCACACAGGTGCCGCACCGGTTACCCTGCGAGATGAAGCCAAAGCGTACGAAATGAAGTTTGTACCGAACGCTGGCATGGTTGAAGCGGCACAACGTGCGCTTGATTGGAAAGCGGAAGGCTTTGATGGCGGGACACGGGTAGGCCTTGCAAGGGCTAACCAGATCGTAAACGGTGAGCAACTATCCGAAGACACCATACTCCGGATGTATTCTTTCTTCTCTCGTCATGAAGTCGATAAGCAGGCTGAAGGCTTCAACGCTGGTGAGGATGGTTTTCCTAGTGCCGGGCGCGTAGCTTGGGACTTGTGGGGCGGTGATGCTGGCTTCCGCTGGGCAACATCCAAGCGCAACCAAATGCAGGGCGATGAAGGCAAGAGCCTTGATTGTTGCACCCCGGGGGTGGTGTACAAGTCTCACCCTTTTTACGGGTACGAGCTGATGGAGGCTCATACAAGCGAGTAGACGATGGCACGGGCAGAATCTATGCCGCATCGCAGAAGTTCCGCAATAACTTGCTGGAGCGTGAAGGCGTAGCCATATCCCGGATGCAGAGAGCGTACAAAGCCGCTACCGCTGCAAGTATCGCAGAACTGGAAGCACTAGAGGAACGCATCGCAGAGCGTGAGGCAAACGGTGAAGACCCAAGCCAAACTATCCTCTGGATGCGTCAGCGCATCATAGACAACATCGAGGAACTTGGTCGTAACTTGCAAGCCTTTGCGGTAGAAGGAGCAACCATAACAGCAGATGGACAATTGCAATCCGCCATCCTTGCGAATGAGACGAGCAGCAGCTTGGTTGAAGCGGCGGCAGGTCGTAAACCGGCTAACGTCAGCCTCGGCAGTTCATGGACAACGCTGCCCGATGAACAGCTGCAAGCCTTTGTCGGTTTTTCGGGTGATGGAAGCCCTCTGGGTGTCCTATTTGAAACCATCCCGCAGGTAACGACCGATGCTATGCAGATGGCTTTGGTACAAGGCATCAGCCTTGGTGAAGGGCCACGAACCGTAGCACGACGGGTACGCAAAGCGGCAGACATTGGACGGCAGAGAGCCGAGACAATAGCGCGTACCGAGATGATCCGAAG